TTTCAATAGATTAGTTGAAAAGAATGAAGCAAAACTCCTAAAGAAACACGCAAATATATTGGCAGAGCTTCGTAAAACTTTTTCTAGTGATTTTAAAAATATGAAAAAAAATATAAATATCGCCACTTTTGATATCGAGAAATTAAAAGAACTGAAAGACATGGTAAAGGCTCTTAAAGAGGAATTTGAAACTATAAAGAAAGCAATATCCTCTAATGAAATTAAAAAGGAAAGCGTCGATGTTAAAGCCTGATTTAACAAAAATGAATGATAAAGATTTAGTGAGTATAGGATTGATGTTTATCACCAAATCACTCGAGTTTTTTGCAGAAGTTAGAGATAAAGAATCTCAGATTGTTTTAGCTGAAATGGCCAAAGGCATGGAAATATCAGCTGAACATGTTATTAGCAAGCTTATCAATGATGAAACTAAGGTTGGATAATATTTTTATAAAAGGAGCAACACCATGACAGCACCTCTCGTTAGACAATTTACAATTAATTTCCCAGGTCAAAACAATATTATTCCTCGCATTGGTCATTTGTATGCACCTGAAAATACATTAGCTGAAATTGCAGCCGCTGCATTTTTAGATGGTTATATTCTAAGCCAAGGCATGAGTGTACTTGCAACTGATGCGATTCTTGCAGTCGGATCGGATGGCACGCAATGGTATAAGCCAGTCTTTACGAATGGTTCATGTCAATTAACAGTTCTACCTTAATTTTTACTTCACGGAGAGAGAGAAATGAAATTTTGCGAAGCTTTAGATCTAATGAAAGAAGGTAAAAATGTCGTCCGCTTATCTTGGGCAGACAGCGATGGCTATTTAACGTTTATGCCAGGCATGAAGCATATTTGGAAAATCCTTCCATATCCAAATCCAAATGCTGGAAATCATATTTTATCAGTTGAAGAAATGGATGCTATAGATTGGATGGTTTATGAAGAAAAAAAGCCAGAACCTGAATTAATGGCTGATGCTGCTTAATAGGTTTAAAATATAGCAGTTACATTCTTAGAATGCGGTGACATGGAGTTGCCGCATCTAAAACTAAAAAGAAGGTGATATGGAAATCATCGCAGAAGAAATGTCTCAAGACGAGATACAGCTTCAGAACGAGGAATTGCAAGCCAAATTGTCAGAAGCCGGGATTGATGAACGTGATGTTCTCATGAAAGCTCGTGAAGATATGACAATTTGGGACAGTTATTTTAATGAGAACGTTGTCAGAGGCAAAGACGACATGGATTTCGTTTTACGAGATCAATGGTCTGCGCTTGAACGTTCAGAAATGAATCGTTTGTTTAAACCTGCAATGACCTTCAATAAGATGTACGACACCGTTAAAAAGGTTGCTGGTGAGCAACGAAAGAATAAACCTGATTTATTGGTGCGTTCTTTAAATGGTAAAGCCACTCAACAGCAGATTGATTTACGTGGCGATCTAGTCAGAACAATTTCATATCAATCTCAAAATGACCTTGTCTATCAGACTGCATTTAGACAAGCACTTCTTATGGGGTCTGGTACATTTGAGATATGCCTTGATTATGAATCACCGAGATCTTTCGAGCAAATCATTAAGTTTGATATTGTTCCTGATTCAACAAGAACATCGTTTGATCCAACTGCATTAAAACCTCACAAAGGTGATGGTAACTTTTGTTCTAGACAATTTATTTATTCAAAAGAAGAATTTTACGCAACCTATCCTTGGGTCACAAACCCAGTGAGTTACTCTGATCCTCGTACACTTCTAGATTTCCAGTGGGAAACAAGAGATACAATCGTTGTCTGCAAATATACGCGCAAAGAATGGTTCCCCTTGAAAATATTCAAGCTTAAAAATGAATATGGTCAAACCATGTCAGTCACTGAGGATGAGTGGGATGATATGCAAGAGCAGTTTAAATTATCTCGCCAATTAGCGGATCAATCCATCGTTGTAGGCGGTATCATTCTTAAAGAAATACCTAAAGTTATTGCAGAGAGAAATTCGCAAGACTATTTCATGCGTCAATATCTGATGACGCAGAACCAAATTATTAAATTTAGTGATTGGCCATCAAAACATTTACCTATTATTTTCGTAGATGGCGATTCAAACTTTATTCAAGGCAAACAATATACTCGTTCCTTTATTCATGAAGCAAAAGATGCGCAGAAATTCGTGAACTATGTGGGTTCTGAAATTGCAGCTGAAATTAAGAATAGACGTAGAGAACAGTGGCTAGGTACACCTGATAACATCCAAGGTTATGAGCAAATGTGGCGTAATCCTGAACTTCAAAATGGCATACTGATTGCCAAGGCTGACCCAAAAACAGGTCAATTACCTGTTAAAATGCCGCCATGGGAATTATCACAAACATTGTTACAGCAATTCCAACGTGGTTGCCAAGATATGCGAGAAATCCTTGGATTCTCAGAGGCGGAACAGCTTCAAGGTAGAGATATATCTGGTAAGGCAAGGCGTGAGCGAAAGATGGAAGGCTCAATGTCATCTTATGTGTTTTTCGATAATCTCAATCAAGCTATTGAGCAAGCAGGTCGCGTCGTATTAAGTTTATTACCTCACATTATTGGAGAAGAAGAGCGTAATTTTGTTCTATCGAAATCAAATGGCAATAAAGAAGATATTACTTTCAATAAACGTGTTGGTGATGAAATCACAAATGCTTTAGATGGAGGAGAATATGATGTGGAAATTGATACCGGGCCTTCATTCGCGGTTCAGAAAGAAATTGCGCTTGAGATGTTTACGCAAACTCTTCAAGCCTTCCCACAAGCCTTCCCGCTCATTGCAGACCTTTGGGCTTCACAACTTGATTTACAACAAATGCCAACCATCAAAGAGCGATTTAAATCCTTAGTCCCACCTGAGGTGTTAGCTAAAGAAGAAGGCAAGCCACCACCACCTAAACAGCCAAATCCTCAAGAAATTATGATGAAGGCTGAAATCGAAGGCAAGATGGCTGAAGTTAAGAATAAACAAGCTGAAATTCAAGTGAAGATGCAAAAGATTCAACTCGAACAAGAAGAGCTCGAGTTAAAGAAAGCGGAAATGTTCTTGAAAGCTCAAGAGATGCAGGATAAAGCCACAATGGGTGTGCTCACTCATGAGCTTGATTTAAAGAAAGCCCAGGCCATTCACGGTCATGATAGACATCAGTCTAACTTGGATTTTGATCACAAAGCGGCTCAGATCCTAGCAGACTTATATAAGCATGATACGAAACTAAATCATGAAAGGCATCTTAATAGAAATTCGGAATAATCTGCAAAGTCGGATTTTAAATATCTAGTATTTCAATTTTAAACGGCACTTTTACATAAAATATGCAAAGTGTCGCTTTATTTTCTTAAAATCCATGATGAGATAAGGTTACGGTTCAAGCATAAATATTCCCGAATCGTAACCTACAAACGAACGTATAAAAAATACACGACTTATCTGACTTGTACGCCTTAGACGTCTTAATTCCTATAAAAACCCCTTAACCCCCATATGTGGGGTATTTGATTTGTACAACCCTAGTAAAATTGTAGTTACGAGAAAAGGATTTTCTCAGGGTTTCAGAGCGCCGTAGTCTCTCGGGCACTTTAATGCCGAAATGGAGTTGTGACTCATGGATGAGTTTGAGAATGATTCGCCAGTGAATGGTGATGATGCTAGTGAAGTGATTAATGGTGGTGTTGGCGTAGGTGATGCAGAGGAACAAGGAAATTCTGATGCGGAACTTAAAGACGATCCATACGGAATAAAAAAACGTTTGGGGATGCAAGCCAAAAAACATCAAAGGGAAATGCGGATGATGCAGGAACAAATGCAGCAAATGCAGGCCCATATTGGTGGCAACCAACAAAATCAAGGCATACAGCATGACACCAACCCTTATCCATCACCTGGGCAGCCCAATCCGCCAGGAATGAATGAGGAGCAAAGGATACAGCAAGCAGTACGCATGGCGTTCGGAATGAAGGAACAGGAAGAACGCAAGGCTAAAGAAGCTGAACAAATGCAGCATATTCATAAGCAATATCAGCGGTTGAATAGCGAATTTGATAAGGCTTCCGATACGTACGACGATTTTGACGATGTGGTTAGAGGCGATGATGCGCCATTTACCCACCATGTGCGGGATGCACTGTTACTCGTCGATAATCCAGCTGAAGTAGCCTACAAGCTTGGTAAGAACCGCTCCGAACTCGAACGAATCGCAAAACTCCATCCTTTAGAACAAGCAAGAGAAGTAAACAAGTTGTCATTTGCGTTGATGGGTAATGGGAATAAAGCCCAAACCTCATCTCAAAAGGCGAACCCTATGGGGCAAGTCCGAGCAAATCCAGCCTCTTCTCAAGCGATTACTGATAGGACACCCGCCTCGGTCATACGAGCACGGATGAAGGCAGGCACATGGAAGTGACGCCTATCTAGACCAACAGGATGTTGGAACATATTTAGGCTTCGACCAAGTGCCCATTTAAAGGACTAAATGGAGACTACGGCTCATGGCTAACCAATTTATTACGACTGACCTCGTAAGTAACACTGCGCTTGCAATGTTTGCAAACAACGCGCCTTTTGTAATGACGGCTTCCCGCATATATCAAGACGATTTCGTTTCATCTGGTTATAAAATCGGTGACACATTACAGGTACGCAGACAAAACCATTTTATTATTGGTGATGGCTCTGTTGCGACCCCGCAAAGTATTATCGAAACAGTAGAGACAATTGTTGTTGAGCATCAATATCACGCATTGATCGCTTATACGATTCAAGATTTGTCTTTACGTATTGAAGATTTCTCACGTTTATTTATCTCTCCAGCAATCCAAGAAATTATCACTAAGATGGAAACAGACTTAGGTGGGGCTGCTGAATTACAGTTAAATTATTTTACTGGCACTGCTGGCACCCCAATCAATAGTTTCACAACTGTTGATACCGCTGGCGCTAAACTGCTTGAACAAGGTGTAAACATTGCAAGTGATGCTTATATGGCTATGACCGTTCGTGACGGTTCAAGCTTGAAGGGCGCACTTTTAAATAACTTTACCCCAGTGTTCAATGAAGACATCGTTAGAAGTTCTGCGATTGGACATTTGTCATACTTTGACATCTTCCAATCCCAAAATATCAAACGTCACGTCGCAGGTGCTGGCCCTCGATTACATTCCGGTGATCCTTTACTTGTTAATGGTGCGGTTGCATCAGGCAATACGATCATCATGGATGGCGCGACAATAAACATCGTTGACTACTTCTTACCAGGCGATGTAATTTCAATCGCAGGTGTTGATTCTGTTAACCCTGTTGGACGCGCTGCTACTGGTCAACCAATGCAATTTGTTGTGACTGCTAATGCAAGTTCAAATGGTACTGGCGACATTACCGTTCAAGTAGCTCCAGCAATCATCTCAGATACATCTAATCCAAATCGTAACGTGAGCAATGCAATTCCAAACAATGCACCAGTCACAATGGTTGGTTCGCATAACGTTAACGTTGCATATCCAGCACGTGCTCTCGATATCGTTTGTCCACCGCTTTACAAGTTACAAGTTCCATATTGTTCTGTTGCGGTTGATCCAGAAACTGGATTGTCCTTAGCTGTAACTCAAACGGGCGACATTCTTGGTTATCAAAACTACATGCGTATCGATTTACTGTGCGGCTTTAAATGGCATCCACAGTATGCCGTTCGCGTACTTTCATAAGGAATTTCAGATGCTGACATGTGTGTTCCATCCATTAGATGACATGAGAGTTGTCGAAGACGATGAGGCAGAAAAAATGTTGGCGTCTGGAGTCTGGTTTGATAGTCCGAAAAAGGCTTCCGAATATCGCAACAAGGTTGAAAAAGAAATAGCTGAAGAAGCTGAGGCCAAAAAGCCGAAAGCTAAACTTAAGGAGAAGGACAATGAAAAATCCAGTAATGGCTAACAATGCTTTTGTAAAAGCTGGCCAAGCTAAGATGAAATCGAAGATGGGTGACAGACCAACAGTTCCTGCAGAAATGAAGCATTTCGATGCCTTCATGAGTAACAACGAGGAAACTGTTACTAAAGCCAATCACAAACTTACCAAGAATATAGAAGATGCTTTCCCTGTGAAGTAAGCGATTACCGACATATCGCAATGGTATGTCGGTCTTTTTGATTATCTAAAGGGAGGTAGTCATGACTCAAGTTGTTCGCACGACTAATGACTTAATCGCTAATTCTTTATATCTCATTGGTGAGCTTGGGACTAACGAAACACCTGATGCGTTTATGTTAAAAACGGGTCTTGATATCGTTAATGAGTTAATCGATAAGTTTGCAGCTGACAGTATTTATATTCCGTATCTCACAACCTTAACCTTTAACATGGTTTCAGGTCAGGCTGATTATACGGTATCAAATATTATTACATCTGATATCGCATCAGATCGTATTGTTGATTTATCTTTTGCAAATTATACGGTGCCAAGTTCAGGGCAAGGTATTAATTATCCATTAGTGATCATCAATAAAGCTCAATATTATGGTGTTGTCAGACTCACTCCATTGCAAACTCGACCTGGTTTTATTTTTCTAAATAAACAGCCATTCGATAGCGTTATCACTTTATATCCAGCACCAGATCAACCATATCCATGCCAGTTAGGCGTGAAGATTATGATTGATAAATTAACCGAACATGAAGACCTAACGCAGTTACCGCCATTTTATTATGGGTTCATGAAGTATGCGGTAGGCCGAAAATTTATAGCTTATTATCCGTCAGCTAATTGGCCAAAAGAAAATGAAGACGAATATCAGGATTATTACAACACCATTAAAAATGCAAACGAGACTGATTTAACAATTAGACCGTCAGCAATACTTTCAAGACCAGAGCCTTTCTACTGGCAAAATATTTTGGCGTACTAATATGCGTGAAGACTATGACATTGTAGGTAGTTACGATAATCAGCGTTACCCTTCGATAAACGCTGAACGCACTATCAATATGTTTGAGTATTTGGACGAGAAAGCAAAGCGTCCAAAAATGTTATTGCCCACTTCTGGAATTATTGATGCGCAATTAGATTTTGATGGCGAGACTGATGGATCTAGAGCATCTTTTGCATTTAAAGATGCATTTTATACGGTATTTGGGCCATCGGTTTTTAGAACGACTGGCACGATTGATAATCTTGTCACGATTCAAATTGGAATTTTAGATGACCCAACAGGATATGTTGGGGTAGATGCAAATACATTCCAGGTCATATTTGTTGATGGTGTTGCCGGGTATATTTGGGACACTAATGCAAATACATTCACAAAAATAAGTGATTCTTCTTTTCCATTAACTCCGATTGATGTTTGTCAGATCGATGGTTTTTTTATCGTTGCAAATGGCGGAACGAATCAATTCTTTATGAGTGGATTTGAGCAAGGGATGGTTTGGCATGGTGAAACATCGGTATTTACCGCCTCATCTGTGACTGATTTATTAACACTCACTGGTAAGTCTAATGCAAATTTTCAGACGGGTGTGCCTGTTGAATTAAGCACAACTGGTGGCGGTGTTTTACCAACGGTTGCAGCAGGTGATCCACTTAATACAACGACAATTTATTATGCAATTGCGGTAAGCCCAGTAACAACTAACCCTGGAACGATCAAGCTCGCTAGAAGTTATGCAGATGCGATTGCAGGTACTGCAATTGATCTAACTTCAAATGGTACTCCGACATTAAATATAGAAGTTTTTGGAGAACTACAAGCTGGAACAATTACGTCTCATCCTGGAAATATTGTGGCCTGTAGAACACTGCATCGCAGAGTATTTTTATTTTCCGAGAACTTCACGGAAGTTTGGGAAAATGCGGGACTCGGCACGAACCTACCTATACGCAGAACTAATTCATTATTAATGGAAGTTGGTACACCTGCAATCGGTAGTATCGCAACTGGCTTTGATCGAATGTTCTTTCTATCCCAAGACAAAGATGGTCTAGGGGCAGTAATGGAAGTGAAAGGGTCAGAATCTATCCCGGTCAGTAACCGTGCACTTGATTTCCAACTTGCTGAATATGCAGCAGACCAAACAAAGGGTGTGGATGATGCTCGCGGTATTATGATTAAAGAAAATGGCCTTATCTTTTATCGGCTCAATTTCACAGCGGCTAATCATACATTTGTTTTGAATGTCAGTATGAGTTCAGCCCAAGATCCAAAATGGCATGAAGAAGAAGTGCTAAATGGTAACAGACATCCAGCTCAAACCCATGTGTATTACCAGGGCGTTAATTTTTATGGTGATTATGAAGATGCTCGAATGTACATCGTCTCTTCTTCTCTACAAAATAATAATGGCGAAGTCATAAGACGTGCTCGTATCGGCAGACAAATGACGCCAAAAGGTTATAACCGCCTACGCATTGATCGATTCCATTTGGATGTTATCCAGGGAACGACAGCTATACCGATATTCATAAATTCCAACTTATTAGCAGAAAACGGTTTCGATATTTTAACTGAATCTGAAAGCACTATTTTATTAGACCAGCAACAGATCGCAGCAGTTGGTGGCCCTCAACCTCAAGTATTTTTCAGTGTCTCAAAAGATGGTGCTCAAACGTGGGGTTATACAACTATTTCGACCATGGGAAAGATCGGAGAGCGCACTTATAGAACGGTCTGGAGAAAACTTGGAACGACTCCAAGAGGACAGGGTTTTGTACCAAAAATTGAATTTTATAACCAAGTGCCATTTGTCATATTGGGTGCCGCTTGGGATTACGAAGTGTTGCCGGAGTAGTTATGGCTAGAGATTTTGACAGCTTCCCGACTTATGACCCTGTTATTAAATCAGGATCACTTTATTTAAGTAGTGTTTGGTCGGATTTTGTGGCGACTTTTGTGCAGACATTACAAGAGTATTTATCGCAATACGGAATATTTGTCCCTCGTCTCAGTGAAGAGGAAAGAGATGATATTACGACACCTGTTCTCGGACAGTTAATTTTTAATACTACAACTAGCAAATTTCAGGGGTACGAAGGTTCCCCAGGTGTTTGGACTAATTTGATATAGACACAAGGAATGTGACTATGGCAATGCCAGAATATGCTCAAAATGCTTTGTACAGCAGTGGCGCCGGTGGCATGGGCGGTATGGGTGGAGCTGGGGGAATGATTGGGTCAGGAATAGGCGGCCTTTTAGGCGGTCTATTTGGTGATTCCGGTGCGCCATACGGCGCTGCAATGGATGAATATGAACGATGGGCAAATAAGGCTCAAGGTGTTCAAAATCCATTTCTGCAAGCTGGAACGGGTGCTATCCCACAATATCAAGAATGGCTAAATAAGATGAAAGATCCATCAGGGTTTATGAATAATCTGATGGGCAATTATCAGCAATCTCCTTATGCGCGATATCTCACAAATCAATCACTTCATGCAGGACAAAATGCAGCAAGCGCGAGTGGCCTATCTGGTTCAACGCCATTTCTGCAACAGATGCAGCAAAATGCCGGAAATATATCCTCAGGTGATATGAATAACTGGTTACAAAAAGCGCTAGGTATTAATTCGCAATATGGTCAAGGTGTTGGAAATATGATGAACATGGGTCAGAACTCAGCTAATGCCTTGACGAATATGTATGGCGATATGGGTAAATCGATGGGTGAAGCGGCTTATGGTCAGAAAGCTGGACAAAATGGCGATTTCTGGAATGCGATTGGTGGCGGCGCACAATTAGCTGCCGGTTTATTGATGTTATAGAGGGTAGTAATCATGGCATTACCATTACCTAAAGTTGTCCCTGATGTTGGCCCAGGTGGCCCTCTTGTCACTGCAATGGGCGGCATGAATGCGCTACAAAAGAAAATACTAGAGAACCAATATTATGGGCCAAACATCGAATCTGAGATGGCCCAACGTAATGCACTCACAAATCGATATAACACGCTAACGCCATTAGAAGCACAACATTATCAATTGCAAAACCAATATTATGCACCAAACATCGAGTCAGAAATGGCTTATAGGAATGCCCAACGTGGAGCTATTCCGTCTGAGGTAGCATTACGCCAATCACAGATGGGTTTGGCTCAACAACAAGCTAATAAACTGAAAATGTTTAATGAACATCCTGGTTTTTATGGTGGAGAAGATGCGAAAACTTTAGAGTTTCTAAGGATGCAAGGATATATCCCGAACCCTGCTCAGCAGGGTGCTGCCAATCCTATGAATGCAACATCACCACAGCCAAATGGCCAAAGTGGTGGAAATGCCTTAAATTTTAGTGGCAATAATGCAGCCCCTTACAATGTTGGAAATCCACTCGTCAATTCCGTATTGAATAGACGTTATGCGCAACCTGCATATCAGCAACAAATGACAAATGCATTTGATTGGGTTCATACAACGCCTGACGCTAAAAATTATGAGATTGCGGTTGGCGCTGGAATGGGTATAACCCCTGATGCTTTTGTAGCTGAAAGAACAAAAGGAAAATCAATCGCACAAATTGCACAAGATCATGGTTTTAATCCTAATCAATTACCAGAGCCAGACTTTTTACCAACGAAAGGCAACATCACTAAATTAAAGAGCCGACAAGCAGCGCTTAAAGAAGCATCTTCATTAAATAAATTTGTGACAGAAGCTTTAGCCCCTTATTCAAGTCAAATCAATGGAAGATCCTTCCAGCAAATTGCAGATGTAATAAGTGGTCAGAATAAAGAAGCGCAAAAGAAATTCTTTGCTGGGTACATGTTAACGCCAGAGGTTGCCAATATTCGTCAAAATTTAGCTCAGGGTAATGTTGGTGTCACTGCATCTCAGGAAATTATGCAAAGAAGTTTGATGAATATTAAACCGTTCACCTCACTAATTGACCCAGAAGTATTTAAAGGTGCTCAAGAATTAGCAGATCAAAAATTATCTGAAGCTTTTGGGGAAGCTGAAAAAGTTTACCAAGTGGCCAAGCCTTCTAAAAAATCAGGATTAAAACCCATTAATGAAATGACACTTGAAGAATTAAAGGCAGAGAGAGATCGATTAAGGGGGAATAATGAGTAATTCCCGTTTAGATGAAATCAATCAAGAAATAGATCGACGAGAAGCTATTGAGGCTGAGATCAGTAAAAGAGAATCTCAATCCCAACAACAACCTGAAGAGCCTTATAAAAGAAATGTCGAAGATGTTGTTAGAGATTTAGGTGCGGGGGTTGCAAGAGGTTCACAAAATCTAGCTTCAGGGTTATTGGAAGGTGGTGAATATCTAACTAGAAAAGGTGCTGAGAAATTAGGGAATAGCTTAGGTCATCCTGTCAAAGTTCCTTATTGGAATGCTCGCGAATTTATGGGTTTGGAAGGTAAAAATCCGATTGATTTGGGGGGAATGATTCAAGGGAAACATCCTGATGCATTGTCACAAGCTGTCGGCCAGTTCGGACTTCCTGCCGGTATTGGAGGCGCCAATATGTTGAGACAGGCTGCCACACAAGGGGCATATGCGGCTTCACAAGCATCGCCCAATGAAAAGAATGCTTTTGGGCTACTTCCTTCTGGCAGACCTGGTGCTGCAATTGAAGGTGTGGCTTTAGGTGCTTTGCCATTCGCATTTCCAAAGATATTGGGAGTTGCTAAAAATGCACTTAATGATCTTTTCGGTGCTGAAAAAACAACTAAGAATTTCCTTAAGGATTTGTCTAGTGGAAAAAGTATTACAGATAACATGAAAGACTTATCTCAAAGGTTAAGAGAAGGTCAAAACACAGCTAAAGAAGCAGCACTTATTCCTAAGCGTGAAGTCATGGCAGAAAGTGGTGATGAAAGAATATTCCCATCACAAGTCAAAGGTAAAGAAGTAACAAATAAAACAGCTTCGATATTTTCTGATCATCCAGACAATATTACGCCTGATAAAATTGCTCAGCATGAAAAGGCACTTAAACAATATTATAAAGATGGTGATATTGATGCTTTGATTGAAAAAGGTGAAGACACTTTTAATCATCCAGGATTATCTGAAAAAGATATCGCAGCACTCGATCAAGCACTGATTCCAGAAAAAGCTGTTAAAGGTGAATATCTTAAAATTAAAAATGCTGAGGAACATTATTCAGACTTAATACAAGAAGCACATGATGCTTATTCTAAAAATCCAACGTTTAGAAACTCTGATGTATTACGGTCAAGGTTGTTTAAACGTATTAATGAATTAAATAAAGAGAAAAAAAGGGTGGGCGCTTTGTCTGATAATAAAGACAGAGAGCTAGCGGCACTAACTAAAAGTAGAAGTGCGATTATTAAAGATCAGGATAATTTAATTAAAACGTTTTCACCTGAAAATAAAGGTAAATACGGTAAATTTAATCAAACGTGGCGTGAAGATGTTCGTGCATACGAAGAAGCAGGATCAACTATTAAAAACCTTAAAAATGGTTATTTGCAAACTATTACGCCAGCAAAAATAACGAATGCATTTGCATTCCCTGAGTTAAAGCCAGAACTACAAAGAATTTTAAAACACATCGGTCCAGAAGGCGTTAATAACATCGTATTTAATGAATTAGGTCGTACAACAAATGCAAAAGCTGCCATTAGGTTGATTGAAAATTTAGAAAGGAATAAAGGATTTTCAAGCTATATAACACCTGAAATTAGGAATTTTTATAACACGGCTAAAAGACAATTACGAAACAAAAATATGCTTAAGGTTGGATCTGGTATTGCAGGTGCTGGCGCTCTTTATGAAACAGGAAAGAATGCATTAATACCTAGAATCTAATTCAATAGGACATTAATAGAGATGATTGTAAAATATCTTAGAAAACGAGGAAGTTTATAATGACAATATCGCATGTAATAGCGCCCAATCCATATTGGTCTATCATAGACAATGTCGGGCTATTAGCAGGCGGAGCAAAACTCTATACTCGTAGTAGCAGAAACCCAAGTATTGATAAAGTTGCATTTCAAGATGCAGCAGGAACAATCCCTTATACTAATCCAATTATTTTTGATTTAAATGGCACGAAGCCACCTATTTACTGGAGAATCGATAGTGATGATCCGGGTGATCTCTATTACATAGAAGCACGTGATGCTGATGATACTTTTCTTTGGTCTATAAACTCATGGCCGCAAGGTATTGGAACTGGTGGTGGTGGCACTGATGTCACAACTTATATTTCATTACAGAATTATCTTACGAATGGTGTTTTCCAAGATCACACAGATGCAACAGCTTCACCTATTGCGCAACAACATACGAAGATTGCGCCAAGTAATCATAAAGGTTTTACACCAGCGGAATCTAATCCCATTGTTTCAAGCACGAGTGGTATTTTAGCGCCCGATATTTGGTTTACAAAAAGTAACACTAACGCGAATGATCAAATTACTTATCCAGAATTTACGCTAGGCGACACATTCACAGATGATGTATGCCCTGTATTTTATGTAAGGTATGTTTGTACAAATTCTCCACTTGGGGAAACTTATAAATGTTTTCAGTTCCCTATCGTACAGAAAGTCCAAAACCTTACTAATAAGCGTATGACTTTTCAAATATGGGCAAAAGCAGCATCGCCTGTAAGTCTCACACTTTACATAAAACAATATTTTGGATCATCGCCTGGGGCATCCGCAGAAGTTAGAACAACCATATCACCAACTTTAAATCTAACAACTGCCTGGCAAGAATTTACTATTCCATTCACTGTTCCATCCGTGGGCGGAAAGACATTAGGTGCTGTGGGCGTACAAACTGATGATGATGCTTTATATGTTCAGCTTGAGATGCCTTTAGGTGTTCCCTGCGATATTAATATGACAAAAGCAACGCTTCATCTTGGCGATCTAACTACTGAAGACCAAGATTTTGAGATCTATGATCAGATCGACTCTATCACTCAAACACCACGTACTGGCGATATGCGTATTGGCTATAGCGCAAATCCACCGCAAGGATGGGTCGCATGTAACACAAGTATCGGTAATGTTGGTTCAGGTGCGACACGTCATAATAAAGACACATTCCAGCTTTATGCGCTTCTTTACACAAATGTCATAGATACTTATGCCGCTGTTGCAGGCGGAAGAACGGGGACAACGGTTGCAGATGCAGTAACAGATTTCTTGGCTAACAAGGCAATGACTCTGATGCCAGTGATGGGTCGTGTCATTGGTGCAGCTGGTGCTGGCAGCGGTCTTAGTGTGAGAGGACTTGGTGAATTTCTAGGTACAGAAACAATCGTCGTTGCGGATATGCCATTACATGACCATCCAGGATCAACGCTTTCATATGTTAATGCTGATCCACCATTTGATCCACCGAACGCTGTCTTAACCAGAGATATTGTCACTGGAACAACTGCCACTCCGTTACATATCGCACCACAAGGTGGCGGTACGCTCAACGTGTCTGGTCAAGCGGCCGGTAAAATGCAACCTACAGCATTCACGAATGTGTTTATTAAACTTTAAAGGAATTAGAAGATGGCTGTTCAATTAGTTGACGTTCCACCTCTCGATCCTAATGCCTATACAGGCCCTACTCGAATTATGTCAGGAGTAGCAAGGACAGGTGATGTAACGCTCGATACGCTTTATGGGCCGAATGGATCAGTTGAATTTGCTCGATGGATTTATATCGGAACAACTGGCGCACTTTCATATGTTAAATGGAATGGCGCCACGCAAGTCTTAAGTGGTATTGCTGCTGGTGTTTGGCATCCTATTTACTCAATCAAAGTAAATACGGCTGGAACAACGGCGACCAATATCGTTTGGGGAAGTTAGCTAACTTCAAAACGTAATATTACTCATTATTGAAAAAAGGACTTTTCAAATGACAACGACATATTCACAAACCGTATTCTCGCCTTGGTTAACTCCTGTTCGTTTAGTATCAGTTGCAAACATTGCAGGTACTTATAACAACGGTCAAGAAGGCGTTGGTGCAACTCTTACAATCGCCGCAAGCTCACTTACAATTGATAGCGTTCTTTGTGTTGTTGGTGATCGCGTATTACTTCAAACACAAACCAATACTAATGAACAAGGTATTTATATTGTTAAGAGCATTGGTACGACTGTTGTGTTAGAACGTGCCGATGATCAGCAATGTATAGAACAGATTAAAGCTGGTCAGTATGTTTCTGTTGGTGCAGGTTCTGTACAAGCAGGTAACATTTTTACTATCGTTGAACCAATTCCTGCAATCTTTGGTGTTGATGCCTTAGTTATTAATGCAGATCCATCTGCTGCTGGTGTCGCTTTCTCTGGAGGCCCATCTGTTGCTAATGCATTAGCCGTATTTTCTGATACTGCCGGTAATATCAAGCCAGCAACAACGACTGTAACTTTAGGTCAACCGTTCTCTGTAGCAGGCCCAATTACCTCAACCACTGGAAATATCACATCAGGTTCATCTGCTGATGCTGGTACTTTTATTTCATTTCCAGCAACGGCTGCTAACGGCACATTCATCATGGCTGCTGCTAATGCGGGTGCAGCATTTAATACCACTATTAGTAATGGCACGATGGCTCAATCAACCGTTTATACGATTGGTGATATCGGCGCTGCAACTGGTGGCATTCCAGTCGCAACTGGCGCAGTCCGCATGAAAGTGGTTGCAGATGCAGCGGCTGCTGGTGGTAGTGCGACACAAAATATCGTCGATGCTTTCTGTACCGCAGCAAGTGTTGTAATAGCTGTGTGGCAAACCCAAGCAAATGCCGCGGTTATTCGTCGCGTCGTACCTGGTGTTGGTTCATTCGATGTTATTTCTGATGTTGATGCCGGTGTTGGAACACTTAACTACGTCATTTTCAAATAACAATATAGGGGTGGCAACACCCCTTATTAATAAGGTTGTTTATGAATTGGTATGGCGGTGGTTTTATACCGATCATTATTTACCAAGGGTTCACTGAGGAAGTTTTACTCCCTCTCGAACTTATTACGCACACGAATTTAAACATCATGACTCATTTGTCACAGAATATTCAGGTTCAACAGCCATAAGGATATGACATGGCCGGAATTTTTATAGATGCTTTACCACCTGTAGTCACGCCTGCAATGACAGATGTTTTTGCGATGGATCAGGCATCGACCACATTTCAAGTCTCTAATACGCAAATGCTTGCTCTGTATCAAGCTAATGCGAGTGGTACTTGGGGTATTAATATTTCAGGAAACGCAGCAACGGCGACCACAGCTATCACTGCAACGACTGCGACAACCGCAACTAATTCGAATAACTTACTAGTAACGCAAGTCGGTACAAATGCATCCTTCTTTCCGTTGTTTGTTTCCACTTCTACAACTGGGAATAAGGCCGTTGATCTTGGCAATGGTTTAACATTTAATCCAAGCACAAATACTTTAACGACGACTACTTTTGTTGGTGCGTTAACTGGTAATGCGACTACGGCGACGAGTGCAACGACCGCTACAACAGCCACCACTGCGACCAATGCTAATAATTTGCTAGTCACTCAGATTGCGACTAATGCGAGTTTCTTCCCATTGTTTGTACCAAGTTCAACCACTGGTAACCAGGCTGTTGATTTAGGGACAGGACTTACATTTAATCCATCCACTAATAATTTAACAACAACGACATTTACTGGTGCTTTAAGTGGAAATGCAACGACTGCAACTAGCGCAACGACTGCTGGATCAGCAACCACAGCAACAACTGCTACAAACGCAACTAATACTGCAATTACAGATGATACAACAACAAATGCCACGATGTACCCAACTTGGGTTACAGCAGTAACGGGTAATCTTCCTCAGAAAGTTTCAAGTTCGAAATTAACTTACAATCCATCCACGGGAAATCTTGCTAGTACAATATTTACCGGGGCTCTTGTTGGTAATGCCTCTACTGCAACAACTGCAACATCAAACTCAAACAGTCTTGCTACTGGAAGGTTAACATTAACAACAGCTGTTCCCGTTACCACGGCTGATGTGACAGGTGCCAGTGCGGTTACTATTTATTTCACGCCTTTTAAAGGTAATCAAATCTCATTGTTTGATGGTACTGCAACCTGGAACACTAGAGCTTTAACTGAAATATCAATTGCGGTTCCTTCCACTACAAACACCATGTATGACGTGTTTGTTTACGATAATGCAGGTACACCAACCCTTGAATTAACTGCTTGGACGAATGATACAACTAGAGCTACAGGGTTAGTTTTACAGAATGGTGTTTATGTGAAGTCTGGTGTGACAACTCGTCGTTATCTAGGCTCTTTCCGTACGACAGCTGTTAGTGGCCAAACCGAAGATTCATTTGCTAAACGGTGGTTATGGAACTATTACAATCGTGTAGTTCGTCCAATGTCTAGAGTAGATACGACCAATACTTGGAATTATTCAACAACCTCATTTCAACAGGCAAATGCCGCAGCCGCTAATCAACTTGATATGGTTATTGGCGTGGCAGAAGATGCTGTTACTGCAACTGTGAATGGACTTGCATTTAATGCTACAAATTCAAATAACGTCTCTGTTGGCGTAGGCGTTAATTCTACGACTGTAAATTCTGCGCAAACTAGAGTGTCCTCAACAATACCCGCTGGTGGTGCAGGTGCAGCTGTTATTGCCAATTACACTGGCATTATTGCAGCAGGTAGAAATTTCCTCGCATGGCTTGAATATGGCGGTGGCGCTGGTACGACTACATGGTTAGGTGATAACGGTGGTGCCATTTTCCAAACGGGTATCACCGGTCAATTAATGGGGTAATTTATGGCACTTCAAGAATATCTAGATCAAGAAATTAAAAAAGTTTGTCCGATTCATGGAATATCTTTTGGAAAATTAGATGATAAATCGACATGGAGAATTGATTATGCAAAAGAAGCAACAGAAAAACAAAAAACCTCAGCCCAAGAAATGTTAATTAAATTTCATTGGACTGATTCTGATAAAAAAGATGATGAGACAAAACAAAAAATAAAACTTTATAAAGATAATCTGCCAATGAAGCAAGGTTTTATTGATTACAAACGCACAAATCCTCAAGCAGCATTTATTGATTACATCAATTATTTAGAAAATTTACAGGTATAAAAGGAATATAAGCCATGGCCGGCACAAAGATTTCAGCTTTACCCGCAGTAGCATCATCTCAAATGAGCGATATTGTGCCCGCTACTCAGGCTGGTGTGACTTATAAAGAAACCTTACAGCAAATAGCCACTCTATTTAATTCTAATATTCAGTTAGCAAGCTCAGCTCAGGTGACAGGATTAGATGCGCAGCTAGCTTCATATTTGCCGTTAGCAGGTGGAACCATGACTGGCAATTTATTTCTTAATACAAACTCTCCCAGCACAGCATTAGAAGCTGCGAGTAAAGGGTATGTGGACACTTTTGCATCTGGCATCTCCGTAATTTTATCTTGTGCGGCAGCAACAACAGTAAATCTTAATGCGACATCAGCAGGAGCTGGCGTTGGCGCAACACTTACAAATGCCGGCGCGATGGCTGCATTTGCAGTGGATGGATATAGTGCTTCATTGAATGATCGTATTTTGGTTAAAAACCAAACTTTAACGCAGCATAACGGTATTTATACAGTTACAACACTTGGGTCTGGAGCTGTTAATTGGGTTTTAACGCGTGCCACTGATTATGATCAGGCATCAGAAATCGTACCTGGCACTTTAGTTGCAGTTAACAATGGGACTGTAAATGCCACAACTTCATGGCTTGAAACAGCAACAGTTGTAACTGTAGATACAGATCCTGTTTTGTTTTCACAGTTCACATTCGCGCCTACTGCATTCTTGCAAGCTGCAAATAATCTTTCTGATGTCGCAAATACCGTAACTTCAAGAACAAATCTAGGTTTAGGTACCGCCGCTACAAAAGCAGCGTCTGATGCAGGTGAGGCTGTTGTTGCTTCTGTGACAGGTGCATTTACGGCAGGTCATCTTGCAGTATTTTCTGATACTTCTGGCACAATTGAAGATGGTGGATTGCCATCAGGCTCATCTTTGAACGATCTTTGTAATGGTAGGTTAACATTGTCGACTGGCATTCCTGTTACAACCACAAATGTGACTGGCGCAATAGTTATCTATTTCACTCCATACAAAGGTAACCAAATTGCTCTATATAGCGGCTCGATGTGGGAAACATTAACGTTCACTGAACTTTCTATCTCAGTTCCAGCGACGACTAATACAATTTATGATGTCTTTTGTTACAACAATGCTGGCACACCAACATTAGAGCTAACACCCTGGACGAATGATACGACGCGATCGGTTGGGGTTGTATTGCAAAATGGTGTTTATGTTAAAAATGGAATCGCAACTAGAAGATATTTAGGTTCATTTAGAACAACCGCAGTGTCAGGGCAAACGGAAGATAGTTTAACTAAGCGTTATTTGTGGAATTATTACAATCGTGTCATTAGACCAATGAAAGCTATTGAAACCACCAATTCATGGACTTATTCAGTTGCAGTCTATAGACAAGCAAACGGCAGTGTTGCAAATCAGATCGATATGGTGATTGGCGTTTCTGAAGACGCTGTTTATGCTGTGCTAAATAGCCAGTTAACTAATAGCACTTTTACTGGGAGAGCTGTTTCAATTGGTATTGGATTAGATTCAACAACTGTTGATAGTTCAAGTATAAGAGTTGGTCTTCAAGTAAGCTTATCAAATTACGGTGATTTAATGGCTTTCTATGAGAGCCTGATTGCAGCAGGTAGACATACTTTAGTATGGTTGGAAAAGGGTGCTGGGATTGATACTCAGACGTGGATAGGTGATCAAGATATCGCTGGTGCTGCCGTACAATCTGGCATTGTAGGTTATTTAATGGGTTAGAAATATTTCATTATGAAATCTACGAGATGACTATGCAGAGTATTGTAGATGTAGCCTGCTATAAAAGATATTTCTAATGACAAGCCATATTTAAGGCCCATAATCCATGTAAATGGAACGAAGAGTAAAAACCAGATAGCCATTCTCTTGCGTCTTTTCCATCTATTTTCTTTATTTTCTTTTTTTACTAATTCTTGTACATCCTGGCTTAATAAGATGGACGATTTTTGTGCCATGCATTTTGGACAACATTTATCAGCTATATAAATATTATAATTGGATGAGCATGTACCGCAAACATCGTTATGAACTACATGAAAATCCATTATTCTAAATCCTTCGTATAAATTTCAATTGAACCATAACACTCAATTGCATCAATTAATATTTGAGCAGATCTAGATAGGTCTTTCTGGTTCAAAAAATCAGAAGTAGCGCGCACACCTTTCAACAACCCTAACTCTTTCATCGTTAGTAAATTATTAATTAATATATCCTGTTCCATAAGAATATATTTTAACTGATTATCTATAGGGTCGATGTTGTCACAAATAGGTTTCCAGTAAATTCTATTTGGCATTTCATCAATTTCCGTTACATCCGAAGACGGGTCATAAGTATCTTGTTCATATTTTGCATCGCGTGGATATTGATCTAATCTCGTAGCATGCATATTATTTTCCTTAATATGAGCCAGGTGTCTTACTGGGGAGGCCTCTGGCGGGAGTCCTTAAAGTGTGACTTATACCCGAAAAGTCAACATAAACACAAGTTTTAAGTTATAACACCTGAAGAACTCGAGTCAGTTTTCGGGAAGAATTCGCGCGCTTTCGTTTCCTTGACATTTTTCAATCTATTATTCACCAACTCAATTGCTTCTAAGAATAATCGATAATCGTCAATGCGCTTATCATTAAGCATCTCCCGCACTACTGGGCAAGTCATAGCGTTTAATAGGTCATAAGCTCTAACTACTTTTTCATATGTAAGTGACATGTCTCATTCCTATTTCATTGATTACTTTGTGATCTATATCAAACGACCGTATCTTACGCACCCTTTTCAACATCACTAAAAACAATGATTTAACCCCATATTCTTCTCGCTCTTTATCTAACAATCAAAATATAATGCCCTCATAAAATCACAAGCACATATAAAAAGAGTGAATATATGAAAATCGGATATGCTCGAGTTTCTACTGCTGATCAACAATTAAGCTTACAAGAAGATGCGCTCAGAGAAGCGGGGTGCATTGAAATATATACTGACATCGTTAGCGGTCTTAAAGAGATAAGACCTGGCTTTGATAAGATGATGGCATATATAAGACCTGGTGACACAGTTGTTGTATGGAAGCTCGATAGGCTTGGTAGATCAATGAGACACTTGATTGACATCATTCAGACCTTACAGAGTAGAGAGATAGCATTTACTTCATTACAAGAAGCAATCGATACTTCAACAAGTACAGGTAAACTAATATTTCACGTGTTTAGTGCCATGGCTGAGTTTGAAACTGATCTCATTCGTGAACGCACACATGCAGGTTTACGTGCTGCTCGTGCTCGAGGAAAAGAAGGTGGTAGACGATCAAAGCTAAAAGATCATGAAGTAAAGCGCATGATTGAGCTTTACGACGATAAGAAAATGTCCATGAAAGAAATAACCAAATTATTTGGGATCAGCGTTCCGGGTTTTTATGTCTATAGAAATCGGTATATAGAAGCTCAAAAGCCTAGTTAATGGGGGTATTGACTTATCGTGGAAATATCCTTTAAAAAATTAGCTATTTTTTTAAAATCCATAACATGGTTCATAAATTCATGAACCATGATATTCATTTCAGGATTACTACTTGATAGCCTATCCATATGCGTAAACATCGAAGTAAGATGAGCTCTTGTTACTATGTGAACAAGATCAGATGGATTATGTTCATCGTCTTTTTCAAACAACTCGCCTATATAAATTATACACATGTTGTTTAGTTTTTTAGACAAATCAATGCCTAGTATTTCGTAGTCATTATCCATTTTATTCCCTTAAATTTGTTTTGTAGTGGGTAAGTTCATCCAGTATGCAACTATTTTATTTCCCGATATGGAAGTAAATACTTTTTTCTTACTATAATATTTCCTGATTATATATCCATAAGGTTCATGTTCTGGGTAAATACCCAAATCTACCATTTTGCATCCCATCGAGAAGTTAAGTGTTAAATATGTTCCATCACAATCCGGTAACTTTTCATGAACTGAAATCCATTTATCCATCTTATTTATCCATCCATTCATCTTTTAATCGTTCATAGCAAACAGCATGTAAAAATATTGGTTTTTCCGTGCCAATTCTAAGTGTTGCATGGCATATGCTAAATATTTCTTTGCCACATGAGCTGCATGTAGGCTCCCAAGCCACACTAGAGTCAAATGTAGTGATTTCAGTCATTCTGGTGGCTCTCTTTTGTCTCTTCCATGTCTGGCATAACTGCCTTCAACCACATTTCCTCAGTTTGCTCTTTATACATTCTGTTACACAAAGATAGCATTGAATAAGATACGAATGACCAAGCCAATTCAATGTCAGGTTTCTTTGGCATATTTTCTTTAAATTCTTCGAGTAACTTTCTAATTTCAACTGCTATCTCAAGGCATCTATCTGTCATTCGTTTCCCTTATTTAATTGGTTCAACTTTATTAACCCATTTTCGATTAAATAAATAATCATTTTAGCTCTAACGTTGGCTTCATTTTTATCATAAATTGCTTTAGTTAATAATGTATCAAATAACCAATTTCTAAATTGATTTGTGGTGTCGCAAATATAATTAACTGACCAAAATTCACATGGTTTGTCTTCTTCAAATATTAAACTTCTTCCAGTTACTAATCTAAAGTTGCTAAATACTTTCTTTTCTTCTTCCTCAGTTTTTATTTGTATGGCCTTTGGAAGCATCTCGCCTAATTCTGCAACGGTGAATGCTGCGATTTCCCAATCACAACACTTATAATATTTATCTTCATGATAATACAGACACCAGTAATCATCGGTTACTCTGCTTTCAGAGACATGATTGATTAATGGATTTTCCCAGGCACGATAATAAAATAAACTCTCTTGCTTAATGCCAAGCTCTTTTAATCTCTTAGCAAGCTCAAGCGAACAAACTTGTTGTTCAAGATTCATTTGTCACCTATGGATCTACCAGTACTTATCATCAAATGAGTAGCATATGTTTGAATTACCTTTTTACAGTCATCACAGAAACAAAAATGAAAAGCAAATCCATCATAAGTTATTGGTATGTGTGCAGTATCATGACCCTCATATGTTTTATTACTCATGTAAAACCTACAAATTATCTTTAAATTCATAATCCAATAAAAATAAGGCTAAACCCATTAAATAACGATCACTTACTGGTTCTTTATTTAATAGCCTATTAAGAGTTCCTAGGCAAATCTCAGCCGTTCTATTACCCTCAATAGCGCAGCTTGATAAAGATTCAAGGTGTATGAATAGATTTTTATCTCGCAAATACTGCATAGCAATATCAGCACAAGGATGATACTCGCCTATTTTAAGTGTTCCAGGTTCACTCACACTAGGAACTCCACCATTACAATTGAAATGTGTCATGCGGCATTAACTTCCTTGTTAAATTCATCGTTACATTTAATACAAATAATCTCAAACACATCGCCGCTCACTCCTGTGCCGATTACTTCGTATGTCGCGCCTTTTGAGAAATCCTTTTCCTCTACGTGCTTCCCGCACGCATCACATCGGTGTGACATTTAAACTTCCTTTATGGCTTTGGTGGTAATGGTCTATTTAGATAAACTACATTTTCAATAGCAGAATTTAACCATTCAACTTTTACTCTATTTTCTTGGGTCATGGAATGAATCTGTATGTAATCAAGTATGGAGCTAGCATATCCAAGAAGCATGCATAATGTTTGATTCAAGCTTATGATCTTTTCAATATCTCTATCTGTCATTTTCTACTTCCAATCATGTTTAGAATATGGTGCTTTAGGAAGTTCCATCCAATATTTAACTTGAGTGTCAAATTTCCCTTCACGCATTGATGAAACTCCCACCCAGCTACCGAAATGATCTTCTACTACAAGATAGCGCCCATCTTTTTCTGGTAGATTATCTTTAGCATCGATCCATTCAATCACTATTAACCTCCGGTGGTTCAGGTAATGACATCCAGTGCGTGGCATTGTAGGATTTATTATCGTGGCTATAAAATCTGTGAGATGAGAATTTATCACCTAAATAAATACCAAAAGTTGTTGGCACTCTATTTTCTCCTAATGAACAAAATAGTATTTCTTGTCCTGTAAATGGGACATCATTATTAACATAAATCCATCCAGATCTCTTTGCGCATGAGTAGCAATCTTCGCAAATATGTCCATTGATATAAACCCACGGAGTCGAATCTTGATTGCATAGCTCACAAGCTTCTAGGCTCATTAATTACGACTTATCAATCATCTTCGCGAGCTTAATCATATTTTCCATAATACCTTTGTTTAATTTTACATTGGCGCACTCAATCTTGTGATCATAGACAGAATCTTTGTTATCTACATCCCAGCTTAAAGTATATAAAAATCCTGCACTGTCATTGCCTTCAATGGAACTGAACGAAGGTTTGTTATTCACTATATGTTTGAGATAGCTGCTATCAGCTTTGATATAAACGTACCTCTCAAATGAATAAGAACAAGTGCCTAATAGTTGGTCTTGGAAAAATGTTCTTATACCTGTCCAGCCTTCATTGTACGAACCAATAGGCGCATATGAAAAAATCTTATCTTTTAGAATTACTGGTTCAGTATAAGGGACAGAAAGTTTTATTTCTGATAGGTTAGATTTTAAATGTGTGTCTGCCTTATTTTTTGTAGATGAAAAGTATTTTTTTTCATTATGTGAATTTTTTGGCAAATTTAAAAAATAATTTATATACCTATCTTGTTCTTTAGTGCTGATGTATTCATCTTCTGCTTTTAATGTCTTACTTTCAGTAACTTCAACATGAAACCCTTTTAGATTTTTGTCAAAATGACTAGGTTCAGCATTAACAATTAAAGGCATTGCTATTAAACTCAAAAATATTTTTTTCATTATATTATCCTTATCTATCCCACCAACCATCATAAATACTACAATCAACTGCTCTAGTAGTATCTGCTATAAACAACTTACCTTTCCTATCTTTCATCCAATGTGTTCCATAAACAATCCAATTTTTAGTTCCTGCACCTTCACCCCAATGAACAGCAGCTGATCTCCATGTAGATCGCATCTTATCTTCTACTTGATGCCTGTCTTGATCAAATCCTGTTTGTGGATCATGTCCACTAGTTACATTTAACATATGATCTCTTGTACCGTCCCAGCTAATTGATTCATTGTTGCCACAATTAGCCCTTGAATGATGTGTTAGGCCATTAAATCCGGCTAAGACCGATCCGCTAATTGTTACTCCCAGTAAAAATACACCAATCTTTTTCATTACTTACCCTTATAGTTTTATTTTAATTGTGCTCTTTCATTCCAATCTTTTGCTGAATTACTTGGATCTTCATGCCACCCACATTGTTCTATACATTCATTGGAACATCTCACCCAAAATAATTTTACATTTAATTTTATAGATTCCATTACTTTTGGTTGTGCTCCACAAAATGGGCAACCTTTTAATATCTCTGACATTTAAAATCCTTTTAAATTGGTGGCAGCCAGTACGATTCGAACGTACGATTTAGAGCGTATAGAGCCATGTCTCACGCGCCTATCTATTCATGGTTCAGGTTTCAGCCTCTCACCCATGGCTGCCATAAAGTGTGACAAAACTATCACACAATTTTCATGTGATAGTTTTAGTACAACTTAAAATGGTAGGTCACAATCAGAAAATTCATCTTTAGGCTCTGGCGTATTGCCCGAAAGATCAACCTTCCCTGCACCCGAATCTGTCATCACATAATCTTTTACAGCATTTTTGTCTGCGTACATCCCACCATTTGGGTTTGGTTGACCTGCTTGGATGATTATGTGCGCTTTGCCTGTACGTCCTTCACACTGCATAACATCGAAGCTTCCTGATTGATATTCCTTATCAAGACCAACGGTGTCACAGAAATGTTTTATCTTATAAACCATTGAGGTAATACTGACAAGATAATCGAAAACAATATGTTCCTTTCCCTGTTTATCCCAAATAACGAGTTGTAACTCAATCATTTGGTTCCCAGATTTAGATGTTTTCTGCGTAGCCTTCATCACATTAAAATCATAGATTCCATCTTCTACCATGTTAAGCGCTTGTAGTTCTGACTCTGTCATCGGTGGAAATGAAAAACTCATGCTGCTTCTCCTTGCAATAGTCTAGATTTAAAATTGTCGATACACTTTTGTACGTTCTCACCACTCATCTCGTCTAAGCTTTGAGCTTGTCCTTTGATAAGAATCTTTTGAACGGTTTCATCCGGAATTGATAATACCTGAATCAGCCTTTTAACTTCAGTAATTTGATCAGGTGTTGCTAGCACCTCAGCGACTGATTCATCATCAAAAATACATGAACCAAATATACTTTTTACCGTTTCATAACCATCGTTAAAATCAATTAATTCCCCCAGCTTGATTTGTGGATAGCGAGACTTTTCTACAAAAGCCTTTTTGCTACTGCCGTGCTGTCTTAGGTTTAAAACTGTTCCTAATGAGTAGGCCATTTTTTCATTGATGTCATAAGTCTTGCCAACTTCTTTCCCATCAATGAACCGAGTTTTTTCATGCGCAGTTACTATCACGTTCATATCCAGCCTAGATAGTAAAATGCCGAGATGAAGGGTTAGGCGCTTTGCTTTGGCAAGATTCGCACCAAACTCCGTCCCTTCAGATCCCGCCGACTTCGCAGCTAGCCGGTCAGCTTCCAGGTTGGCCAGAAGACCACAAGGAAAGCTGAGGGAATCGATAACTAATGTTTTGTATTTGTGTTTTACGGATAGAAGTTCTTTGACTTCTTTGATAATGTCTGTCAGCTCTCTAATGAGAACGTGATCACCATCATTATCGATAATCATTTTTACGAGGTGAGGATAATTTGTTAAATTCTCACTATCGATGTAGTACACATTTGGAAACGAACAACAAAAATGTGTTTTACCCACTCCTGTATTTGCATATACCAGCGCTTTGAACCGCGCTTTAGTTACTTCTGGTTTTCTACCTTTTAGAGCCATGATGTTTTCTCCTAAAAATAAAATTAATTTTTTATCTGGAATCTCTTAAACAATCTGAGTGGCAATAGTTACTGCCTGCATTTGTGCATACTGATTCTGGTAACTCCTCGTCGTGTGCAAGCCCACACTCTTCTTTTATGTCGCAAAAATATTGATCGCATCCAACACATACGATCTTGCAATCGTTTTCACAGTTATCACTTTTCATAAATCACCTAATTTGTCGCTAAAATTAAAAGTACAAAAATCAGTGTTAGTGTTATGAGTGCCATCCTTTTTGATGGCTTTGCCCATGGGTTTAATCGTTCTTCCGCCGTGATAAAGTCTTTCATTGGTTAGTTCCTAGAAATCCAGTAAACTTCGCCATTATCTTCGTGACGTTCTCTTTGATAACCGCAATCGAATTTGCGTTCAGTGACATAGTCTTGATAAACGTCGTCTATGACTTCGTCGATCCAGTACTGCATCTCTTTCTCATATTCTCTGTAAGCGGCTTGTAATCGTGTGGGGTTTTGGATGAAATCTTCGTAGAGTTCCATGCAGTCAACTGCATAGCAAAGTAGGATTTTCTTTTCAGCGTCTGGTAGGTCTTTAGCTCTTAGATAATAGCCTTCGTCCATTTCGTCTGCATATTCTAAGACGCATTGGCGGGCAAACTCTAAAGCGAGATTGCGTTCGATATCGAACGGTGAAACGGACGTACGAGTATTGTTCAAGCCTTCTTCCTTGAAAGCATCTTGTTTTTGCGCAAACGAATGCGCTACACTGGCGATGGCCATAAATGACTCCTTAGACGGTTTACTTTTTGGTCACGCTTAGAGGGTGTATCAGCACCCTTCTAAGCACCTAATTCATGTCTGCATTATACCTACCTGCAATACCATTGCAATACATTTATGAGAAAAACTTAATTAATTTTATTAACTCTTTTTCTGATGTATTTCTAACGAGTGTCTCAATGATAAGTGATTTGGTTACCTTCACACTAGATACTTCATTGAGGTTTTCAACTAATGTGTTTAGTTTATCAACAGTTTCTTTGCTAAATCTGAAAGAAATTGCTGGTCTTCGATTATCCGCCATTTAGTTTGGCCTTCCAGAAATTTTCAATACCTTAGTATATACATTTGTCTAGCAATACAAAAGGTTACTTTGTAGTGACAGCCTATTGTATTGGTTTAGTATTGTCAATTTGATTTAATTATGATATTCATAACTAGACGGTAAAGTGCGCATTTGCGCATTTCCGCATTTTATTACACAAGGATTTTTGATATGCCTATAGTATCATTCTTAAACCAAAAGGGCGGCGTTGGTAAGACCACTTTATGCGTTAATATTGCTCGTGATTTTAAACTGCGTGGTAAACGAACATTATTAGTTGATACAGACCCTCAAGGGTCTGCTCTGGATTGGCATGTCAGAAGTGATGGCGATTTAATTGATATGGTCTGCCTATCAAAGCCAACTTTGAGTAAAGATGTTCCAAAGTTTGCACCTATGTATGATTGGATTTTTATTGACGGGATTGGGAAAATTGATGAAATGGCAAGCGCTGCAATTGCCTGTTCTGATGTGGTGTTAATTCCCGTTCATCCTTCCCCTTATGATATTTGGTCTACAAAAAAGATCATAGAACTTATAAAAGAAAGACAGATCATCGCTTTTGATCAACCCAAGGCTAGTTTTATCGTGAGTATGCAAATTAACAATACGAACCTTTCAAAAGAAGTTAAAACTCAATTAGAAGAATATGGCTTTCCAGTTATGGAAGGTCGAACCTGTACTAGGGTTGCTTATGCTGAATGTTTACAAAAAGGGTCAACGATCCATGAATGGGATGATCAAAAAGCACTCAATGAAATAAAACAATTGGCTCTAGAGATTGAGGGTTTAGCTAATGGTACTTCTTAAAGCACCCTATGATGTTGAAGAGGATAAGAAGAAAAAATTAGATAAATTGAAAAAACAGATACGTTTTTCAAACGCAATTAAGTGCTCTGTGAAGATTCCCAGGAACACTTATCTCGATTTAAAGAAGAAATTATTCGAAGACAACAATAAAAAGTTTCAGACGCTAATGATGGAACTCATTAATAATTATATGAAAAATGAATAACTAAAGTGCGCATTTGCGCATTTGCGCATTTCCGCATTTGCGCATTTGCGCATTCTTTTAATAATCAAACACTTACGATTTTTTTTAGTTGACTTTTATTTCAGGTCAGCGCAGGATTTACATACGCTTTTCTCTCGCCAGGGATAAGCGAAAAGGTTAGCGGAACTAATTCGCTTTATGAAAAATTAATTTAGCTGTCATCACGGAAGATGGCTAAACAAACAAAAGAGAGATTTTTATGAATCAGGATAGGATATCCGCTTGCAATGTTAATGCTTTTGAAGGGGCCTTACATTTACAAGCGGAAATACACACAAAACAGAGTCAGTTTAGCGCTGAATTAAAGCGCTCGCAATCACAATCTTCAGGGAATCGTTGTGATCACAATAAGAATTCGTTCAAAAGACCTAAAGTTTTAAGAAATGCTAAAAGACGCCCTCACTGTTTGGAGGAAGCAAAAAGACGTATTTATGAAGCCATCGACAATAATTTTAGATACCCAAAGTTCGCAGAGATTTTCTTTCATAAGAATGGATGTGGCGGTGATGGAGCACCAGTGCGACATTTGGCAAGAAAACGTCGTTCAGAGGGGGTTGAGGGAATTCTTAGCCTTACTTTACCGCTCTTGCTGCACACTCTCAACCTGCACAAAATGGCCTGCGGATTTTACGATAAAAATAACAACTTTCACTATCGCGATTATGTTTACCTCGAAACTAGCACCGATCAGAGTTCTATCAGAATCAAAAGAGAGATGGCCGTTCTCAAGCGATTAGAGATTATTAATGTTATTAATATGCGCGAGCAAAACAATGATGGTACATGGCGTCATATAGGAACTAGAATTGAGTTTACAGATAAGATATTTGATATGCTGGAATTAATGCCAGAATTCCTTGCTGATCGTGAATATTCCTATAGACGTTTTCAAAAAGATCAAAAGATAATAGATAATAAAGAAAAAACACTATCTTCATTTAAACCTAAAAATCCATACGAAAGAAAGTCAAAAGTTGACAATAGTAGGGTAGAAAGTTGTCAATCATCGGCTAAAATATTGACAAAATCTATGCGTCCAAACCAATACAAATACAACCCATCTAGTGACAAACAAGTGATTGCTCTTGCTGGCGAGTTATTAAAGGCCCAGCTCTGTGCGAATGTGCGGGACGCAATCACACTTGCTTGCACTAAATTAGGTAAACCACCACCTAATTAAAAACCTCTCTACATCATAGCTAAAATATAATTAGGTAATCACTCCATCGGGGTGGTTTTTCCTTTTTACATATATGATCAAAAATTACTCTAAAAATACTCTAATAATTTCTACATTTAATGTGGCAAATTTCTAAATTTGACATGGCAATTTAGTTATACCTGACTTATCCACAGAATTTGTGAATAAGTGTTTCTATGGCATCAATAAGTGATACCGCTAAAAGAAAAGAACAAACAAAGATAACAAAGTTTTTTTAAAAAGATTTTTATGTGACGGGGAAGCAACTCAGAATTCCATTCCTGTTAACCATTGTTGGACAGAGGATTCCCCTTTTACAAGTCCTATGTGTCACACACTCGCCAGAGAATCTGTAATTTAGCTCACCATGTGAGTAGAGTGTTATTAGGTGATATACTAATAATAATTAGGGTTTTTACTATAAACTATTAATGTTTCTATTAATAAGATGCCATTTAAAGCAAAGGGAATTGCTAATATGGAGCGCGACTGTAGCAAAATACCTATCGAATGGATAGAGAGAATCTTTGAAAGAATGGAACAAATCTATGGCGATAAATGGATAAGCCATATCGGTAAACATGACAGACAAAGAATATTGAAAAGTATTTGGTCTGTTGCTCTCACTGGCTGCAATGGTCATGAGATTAAGAGAGCAATTGATATCTGTGAAGCGTTTCCCTATTCAGGCATACCAACACATGTTGAATTTTATCACTACGCTAAAGGTATTAGAAAACCTGGGCATATGAGACCCCCAATTGAATCAAAGGGCAGCTATGAAGTCGCTAAAAAATACTTAGATCAAATAAAGAACAAATTAATAATTAAAGGTTCTACGTGAAACACAAACATGGATTGTATGTCGAGCTAGAATTAATAAGGCAATTATACGGAGACAAGGATGTCGAAGTTATTGGTACCGTTGTCTATTCCAACGGAGCAGCAAGAGCATTTATTGCTAATGCGGTGGGTGCAGACTCAGCCATTAGTGAGGGACGTGATCATACACATCCCAAACGAGGGAAAGCGTGAGGTTCATTTTGGCAATAAGTTAAGGCGTATGGGGATGAGAGCAGGGGTAAGTGATTTTTTCTTACCAATACCTACTCGAAAATTTCATGGCTTATGGCTTGAATTAAAGCGTCAGAAGGGATCACGTGAAGCTGAAACCCAGAAGGAGTGGTTAAATAAAATGCTAGCGCTTGATTATTATGCAACTTTCGCATATGGTTGGGAGCAAGCCAGAGAGATAATTTTAAACTACCTATCAGATCAGCCTGATAGGCCGTACGCAGCATAAGGATGTGCAGAATGATTTCATTCCTCACTTCATTAGCCCAGTTATGGTTTGGGTTATCCATATTTTGCATCTTATTCCTCTCAGGCATCATTATTTTAGATAAGTAACGATTAAACTCCCTATGGCATGGATTATGCACCCCTTACCAAGAGGGGTTTTTTTGAAGGTTAAGATGATTGTGTCAAGATGCTGTAAAAAACTAGTTTTAGTCAATCATGCGAACGAAGCTGTCTCGTATTATGTTTGTAATCGATGCGGACTGCCGTGTGATACCATTGCACAATTAATTATCAAGGATGATGTCTATGACGCTCTCGCCAGAGTCTCACAGCAACAACCAAAAGCTAATTACGTTTTGTGAAACTGTACATATATATCTTAAATAGACGGTAAATAGATTTAAACTTTTACACTATATAAAAAAGGTATAGATTATGCCCAAGTTTTCGCAACAGTCATTTAGCATTTTGGCTACATGTCACATTGAATTACAGACTCTATTCTATGAAGTCATTAAGAACTTCGATTGCAAAATTATCGAAGGCTATCGCAACCAAGCTGATCAAGACCAAGCATTTTATAGTGGTGAAAGCACACTGAAATGGCCTAATGGTAAGCATAATTGCCAGCCAAGTATTGCAGTTGATGTCGCACCTTACCCAATTGATTGGAAGAACACCAAACGATTCTATTATTTTGGTGGCATCGTCATAGGTATTGCTCAGCGGTTAAGGGATGAAGGAAAAATGATTCATCGCATTAGATGGGGTGGTGACTGGAATGGTGATTCTAATTTAGATGACCAGAAACTAGTCGACTTGGTACACTATGAGTTAATAATATAAAACGAGAGTAAAGCTATGGAATGGCTTAAAAGTATCGTTAAAAATAATCCGATTGCCTCATTAATTATACCGATATCCGTAAGTGGTATGTCATTTTTAACCAACCTCATCGCATCACTATCTGATGGGATAATCGACCCAATCGAACTACAGCATTTGTTGTCTACAGCAGACGGGCTTCAAACCCTTTTGTTGTTGATAATTATGTACGCATTCAAAGAAAAAAAGGGAAATAAAAAACATGGAAAGTGATGATTTCCCAATCACCTGGAATAAATGTACGCCAGTTATTCAGGACAAGTTGCTTTACGCATTAAGTAAGGGTGCGCCTTACAAGCTGTCTTGTGATTATGCGGGCATTACCTTTGGTACTTTCAATAACTGGAGAAAGAAAGCTGATGATGGTGATCCTGCCTTCACTGAGTTCTTTGAGAGAGTAAGAAAGATTAAAGGTAAGGCTGCCATTAATTGGTTGGATAAGATCGATCAGGCTATGGAAGAAGGCCAATGGCAGGCAGCAGCATGGAAGCTTGAGCGCAGGTACTTCAGATATTTTGGTAAGAGTTCAGATGTGATGGAACTTGCTAAAAAGATGGATCGTATTGAGAAAGAGATCAAAGACTCTGCAAAGAGAAATGATCAAAACGACGATTAATTAAAATGAGCGAGGAGAGCCAAATGGAATATCACCGTAGAGTACCACCAATCAATATCCATAAAGGAAAAACATCGGAAGGTTATAGTAATTGTGAATCGACACAAGTCTGTGGAGGAAAGCAAATTAATGAAACGCTGGCTCAAAATTATAAGCAAGTTGGTGATTACCGTCTGCCTCGTAATCCTACAATGGCGGACTACTTTAAAGACAAGAAAAAGGAATACTAATATGCCTTTAGTATCAGGACAAAAAGCGAAAACTAAAAAAGGCATGTCAGAGAATATTAAACGTGAAATAAAAGCTGGAAAACCACAAAAGCAAGCGGTTGCCATTGCCTATTCAAAAGCTAAAAAATCACGGAATAAAAAATAATGATGGATGTCATTAAGAACAAGTGGATTGATAAGAAGTGGATCGATCCGAAGTTGTATCGACCTCAGGTTGTGAAAAAGGTTGAGCATGCTGAGGACTCAACGCCACTTCTTAAAAAAAATGATGCACCAGATATTGAGATTAAATGGAATCGAGCGAATCGTATTAAGACCTTAAGAGGCATTAGAAAATAATGCAATGCAAAACTTGTTCATATCCAGAATCAAGAGTAGTTGAAACTACGAAAGATGAGAACCTGAATCAAGTTTATCGTCGTCGAGAATGCATTAAGTGTGGTACGCGTTTCACGACGCAAGAACACTTTAGGGATAATTACAAACGCAATCAATATGAAACTAAACCACCAAGGTTCATTTTAGATAAATGACTTCACTTGCAGAACTTAATAAAAGAGTGAGTATGGCTGATGATTTCCGTCGGCAAATTACATCTATTCATCTTAGCATCGAAAATAAAGGATTGACGGTATATGGCCCAGAAGGAAGGAAAATTTATATTCCAAATAAAACTGGTCAACTTGCTCACTGTGATAACGATTTTGTTAGGGGCGTATTGGGCCCATTCGGAAGTGGTAAGACTACATGGGCAATTGCTGAGATTGTCAATCGAGCTTGTGAGATGCCAATATGGTATCACGGTCGAAGAAGAAGCCGATGGGGAATCGTCAGAAACACAGCCGGAGAATTAGAGTCAACAACACTTCAATCATGGATCACCTGGTTTGATACGCTTGGTGATATCTATAAAAGACAAAAGCCAATTTTAAAGTATGAACACACTTATAATGATGGCCATGGAATCATAGAGCTAGAATTATTATTTATTGCACTTGATAGACCCGAGCACGTAAGGAAGATAAAATCGTTGGAGTTAACGGGTGTTTACTTCAACGAATTATCTGAAATTCCAAAAGCTGCTTTCGACCACATGAAAGGTCGCATCAATCGCTATCCCTCTAAAGCTTTATGCTCTGAACCTTATTGGTCAGGAATCATCTTTGATACTAACCCGCCTGATGAAGATCACTGGTTATATAAGATGTTTGAAGAAAAGGATGTTCCAGGTCATAAACTATTTAAACAGCCCCCAGGATTACTTAAAGACGATGATGGGAATTGGATCAGAAATCCTAATGCTGATAATGCTGCTCACTTACCTGATGATTATTATGTAAAGCTCGCGATGGGTCAGACAGAGGAGTTCATCAAAGTATTCTGTCTTGGTAAATACGGAACAGTGGGTACGGGTAAACTTGTCTTTACAGAATTTAATAGTGATTTGCACGCAGTTGATTCACTCACTGCAATTCAAGGTGAGCCATTAATACTCGGCTGGGATTTTGGATTAACACCCGCATGTATTGTGTTGCAGTTAACAGCTCGTGGCACATTGATGGCATTAAAAGAATATGTGGGTGATGGGATTGGGCTGAGGAGTTTTGCAGAATCTGTTGTGCTTCCAGGTTTATTACGAGATTTTCCATATTCTAAAGTTGGCATGTCTGTTGGAGATCCTGCTGGAACGCATCGTAACGAAATCATGGAAGAAATGTCATGTATCGGTGAACTCTGCCAATTAGGGATTAATACAATTCCAGCAGAATCTAATAATTTAGATCCTCGTTTAGGTGCAGTCAGATATTTTCTTAATAAAATGATTGATGGCAAGCCTGCATTTGTGATGGATAGAAAGAAATGTCCTGCTTTGTATAAAGGTTTCTTGAAAGATTATTACTACCAACGATTAGCAGTTGCTGGTGAAGAACGTTACAAAGAAAAACCTCATAAGAACATGGCATCTCATCCTATGGATGCTCTGCAATACCCCTGCTTACATTTAGCGTCAGATCGTATTGCTGTTGAAAAAATAAGTTCAAATAAAGTTGTTGATATGTGGAACCCCGTCGCCAGAATCTTCTAGGAGAAAATATGGATAAAAGGATTGTTAACAGTAAAGAGTACAAGAATTTTTTAAAAATATCTCAGGATATGGTGAAGTTTTTTAAATTGAAGTCTGCACCACCACCTGATGAACATGATCACTATCTCAAGGTGTTAGCCAAATATGGAAAGTTACTCGATAAGCTTAATATTGCTAATGCAATACCTTTGTATCGTTATAAACATGATGATAAGAGCACATGGCGATATTTAAATGTAATCATTAAGGGTAAGCGATTTATTCGCTGGATAGAAAACCCAGAATTTAAGGCGGTATAACACATGGATTGCAGTTACTACGGTACAAATGAAGGTGTTCGTGAGGGTTTGCCTGTGACGCATATAATTATGGATGAATTTTTCAATAGATTAGTTGAAAAGAATGAAGCAAAACTCCTAAAGAAACACGCAAATATATTGGCAGAGCTTCGTAAAACTTTTTCTAGTGATTTTAAAAATATGAAAAAAAATATCAATATCGCCACTTTTGATAT